TCCAAAATGCGACCCGAACCACGCGCGAACACGAGGCGAAGGAAACCCTGAAATAATTCAGGGAGACCCCCAGATCTACGGAAACCGTGGAACTGGTCGGAGCCGACGAATCCTTGGTCAAGACTTTTTTCGAAGTCCTTTCCAAAGTTCGACAGGGAAATCGTTAAAAACGAGATCCCCTCGCGTTCGACACGACGGCTGATCGTTTTGAAATCAGCCGTGGTGCTCGTGTGACACCAGTCCTCCAGTTCTTGGAGGACACACTGCAGGAACAGCATCAGGCTTTTCATTGCTCCCCTTTTAATGAGGTAGACAATCCATTAGCCATGATGCTACCGAACCCGGTACACCCAGTTGCCTGGGATAACCGTCAGTCAGACGTGAGTCGGACTGTCAGTTCTCCCCGCCCAGAAGGGCGGTGATCTTGGCTCCGGTCGAGGCGGAAAGGGATGCAAGCATCCCATCCACCACGGCCTTAGCCTCCGCGACGGTATAGCCAACCGGAGGGACATCGATGACGACGTAAGTCGACATCGAGAACTCCCGGTTGACACCCGCAGCGAAGGGATCAGCGGCGACCTTACGGTGGTCGACACGGAACGTGCGACGCCAGCGCTTACCATAAGTCGACGAGACGGTCTGGTGAACCAGACTGTCCGCAGACGAGTAAATGCTGGAGTTCGCACCTGAGCTAATTCGCGGAAGCGAAATAGCTGAGCCGGAGATCGTGATGGACTGAGGATCGGCAAACGCCATAGCACTGTCCTTGCAGATTTGTTGGGATTTTGCATGGTGATCCATGCACCCCCGCTAGCAGGCTGCTAGTGGAGGGATTTCGGACCCTTGGCAAAACCAAGGGCTCCGAGAATGGACCATTGCCGGTTACTGAAAGTCCCCGGGTCAAGTCCGAATCCATAAGGAGTAGCACGAACCCTGCGTTTACTAGTTTGTTTGTAAACGCAGATGATCGTGCCACTTCGGCCGCCACCTGCATAGGTGACACCGGAGTGAGTATAGGTAGCGACTGATTCTTGTTGAATCATGAGATACCCATACTTTAGAACCAAGCTGTCTTGACTGAAAGCCGTAACATTGTGGATTAAACTCCCAATGTCAAGGAACCAGTCAGACAGCCAACTCCATGGAGCAAGGTTCCATAAGACTTCAGGGTCTAAATTCAACCCTGAGAGGTGCTGCGCCAAACTGGCGTACCTATTCATGCGATCCATTAGGTCTTTACCTACTGGCACATAATAGGTGTAGCAACCCTTGAACCAGACTTTCGTCGTGCGTTCAATGGTTCTTAGGATCTTGCCCGTTGCACTTCCCTGAAAACCGTCTGGGAAACTGCTGCCAAGAACAATGAAATTGCTATTGGCATCCAGATATTCCGTAGTACGGATAGTCGGGAAAGTGTGCGACCTGCGAACCGGTTTACCGGAATCTCGGAGGTATTGCGCCACGATGTCCCTGGACTGGGACACCGAGGTCATGGCATCAGCGATGTCATGAGCAGTTGGTTGGTATCCAAACGCCCAATTCAAGTACTCCTCACCAAGGCCCTTAAGGACCCCAAATGGAGAGTACCGTGATTTGAGCAAAGAGGATCCAATGAGCTTGGGGATACCCTCCCCATACAGCTCGCCCAACGCCGTACCGAGATGCGCAACGGAGTTAGTGGGAGTAGTGAGAGCGATCGCCTGTGTTCCATAAACACCTTGGTTCACAGAATCAAACGATTGCCACATTGTCTCGCCACTATTATTGGGCACGGTTTGCACTAAGAGAGGACCGGAATAATACCCGATCTTCCCAGGTGCGCTCCCAGTGTTAACATGGGGATGCGAAAGATACATCTCCTGTTTAACAGTGGAAAAGTCGTGTCCAGTATCGTACGGTGAAGGCTGGTGACGTCTTTCGTTACCAAGCCTTCGTATGAAGTCAAGGGAGCTTGTAGCCCCCGTGACATCATCCGTATCGGTCTCCGCGCCACGAGTTCTCCAACTCGTGGTGGTCTGGGTCGGAGTACGCATAAATCCCGAACTGACGAGGTTTCCAGAGGAAACCGCGCCAGCATTTGACCTGTAAGTGTACGTCCCATCGGGAGGTACAAGCTTACGGGTCTGGGTAACGTATCCGGCCATGGAGTTGCTCCTTTTGGATTCTTTGCAGTGTGCGCCTCTTTTGGAGGCGTAGGCGCGCGAGCACCGGGAGGGCC